TGAAATGTCAGAAATGATTTATAGTAAGAGAATTACATCAAGACTAACAGGTTTACCTATTAATCATTTAGATAGTCATATTGACAGTTTGCGTGAAAGTGTAGGTAAGTTTAAAATGCTCCATCCTAGAGCAAATATGATCATTAAAGAGTTTGCACCAAATTCAATTACACCACCACAATTAGAAGGATTTATTAAGAAATTAATAAACAAAGACTTTAAACCAGATATTATTATATTAGACTATTTAAACTTGATGGCTAGTACATATGGTAACAATTCATACGAAAGAATTAAAAGTATATGTGAACAAGTAAGAGCTATGTCCTATATCTTTGAATGTCCAATTATATCAGCAACACAAGTCAATAGAACTGGTTATGGTAATACCACCGGAGGCCCTGGATTAGAGTCTATTGGTGAGAGCTATGGATTAGGAGCAACTGCTGATGCTATCGTTAGTATTTGGCGGACAGAAGAAGACGAAGAAGACGCTGCACTACACATAGGTATAATTAAAAATCGCTTTGGGTCTAATACAGGTAGTACGCGATTAAGTATTGACTATAATACATTAACTCTGACGGAAAATAACGACCTTAATATTAATGATGATATTAATGCAGCGGAGGATGACGCTGTACAATTCGGGAGAACTGTGTAAATATATACAATGTCAAAGGCTGAAATAATCTTTACAGACTTAGATCTAGACGGCTGTTGCAGTTATTTAGCATATTGCTGGTTAACCCAAACTAAACCAAAAGTAGCTACTATTAAAGTCTCATCTTTAAGAGAAAAATTTCTAGGATGGTTAAAGCGTAATAAAATATCAGATTACAAAAATGTTTATTTCTTTGACTTAGATACCACGGAGATAAAAGATCTTATTGATAAGAAGAATGTAACTATATTTGATCATCATAAATCTCATGAAGAGAAATATAAAAACGCAAAAACTATAATTGACAAGGAATGTACTTCATGTAGTAAGCTAATATATCGGCATTATAAAGATAATGCCAATCTTACTAACGAGCAAAAGAAGCTAATTGCCCTTGCTAATGATTATGATTGTTATGAATTAAAGTTTCCAGAGAGTAATAAGTTAAATTTTTTGTTTTGGTATAAGAACGGAGATAAGTTACAAAATTTCATTACTGATTTTGAATCTGGTTTTCACGGGTTCACTAACGAACAAAATAAGATTATAAGTTATCATTATTATAAATTTAAAAAAATTAGGGATAGCGTTTCCTTATACAAGTCGACATTAAGTATTGGAGGTAAAAAATATAAATTTATTAGTACATTTGCACACGAGTATGTTAATGATTTATGTCAGTATATTATTGATAATAATGATTGTGATGTATGTTTAATGATAAATCTAAAAAACAATAGAGTGTATTTACGTAAAAATAGAAAAACAGACCTAAACTTAGGAAAATTCGCTCAAAAGATATGTGATGGAGGAGGTCACGAATACGCCGCCGGTGGCTCTTTAAATGAAAATGTTCTGGCGTTAAGTAAGACCTTTATACCAATAAATGGATGATCCATATACATTATTAGAACGTAAAGATATCGTACATAAATTTTTAAGTTTATGCAGTTTTATATCTATCTGTGAAAATAAAAAGCTGAATTTAGCTAACGTCTTCTTACTAGTTCTTAAAGAAAAAAAATACAGAAACCTATTTAAAGAATCTCTTATAATAGACACTAATTTTGAATTGGTAAAAATCTTTTTACAACATGATCCATATTTGTATAAGAGCAAGTATATTACAAAGTTTTTAAAAAAGAACTCTCTTAACCTATGACCGATAACCAGCTAAGTGTATATGAGCAAAACATATATAACGCTTATCTTAAAACCACTAGAGTGAACAAGGGGTTTACTCCTAGAAAAAATTTTAATAATTTAGATGATGAGAAATTTGTACTAGTTAAAAAGGTATCTAAAACGTTAAAAAATAAAAAGATTGACGCTGAATTATTTTTTTCAGCTCCATATAATTATATTCCGAAAAATTTGTACCTTTAAAATTTTATAGTACATTTGGAGCTATATCAACATACAGAAAATATGTTGAGGAAATTGAACTCACTGATGCAGATCATCCGTTTAATATAACTAAACTAAGAGATAGCATGAAATATATCTACCAACAGTGCACAGATAATAATATTAAATCATGTAAACAATACCTAGAATTACAAAAAGGAGTATATCCGAATTATATTCTAGATGTTAAAGAAGGTAATGTTAGCTTATATAGTCTAATCGCACTCGACTTATGTGAAAATAAAGTAAATCTAGAAAAAAATATAGTTGAATTTGCTTACAAACGGTTCTATAATATGCTGAGCAGTTTGAGAACGAGATTTACATTCTCGAAGAAAATCAAACCACTGAGTATTAAACTTATAAAAACAATAGATAAAATATTAAAAATATGACGACGAGTATGTTTGCATCAATTAAGGACGCGCTAGCCAAGCCAGCGCACGGTAGTAGCACAACTAGCAATATTATGCGGTTGAAGACGGGTAACACATATGTGTTGCGATTAGTTCCAAATGCAAAGGAACCAAGTAAAACATTCTTCCATTATTATTCCCACGGATGGGTGAGTGAAGCAACTGGACAGTTCCAGAGCGCAATTAGCCCTCAAACTTGGGGGGAAAGAGATCCAATTGCAGAAGCGCGATATAAGATCTCTAGAACTGGTACAGAAGAAGAAAAAGAAGCCGCTCGCGCGTTAAATCGAAAGGAAAATTGGCTCATTAATGTATATGTGGCTAAGGATCCAGAAAATCCAGAAAACGAAGGTAAGGTTAAGATTCTTCGCTTTGGACGGCAGCTCCATAAAATTATTATGGAAGCTATTGAGGGGGAAGACGCGGATGAGTTTGGTGAGCGTATTTTTGATCTTACTAAGAACGGTTGTAGTTTGAAGGTTAAGGTTGAAGAGCAAGGCGGCTATCCGACTTATGTTAGTTCACGATTCGCAGCACCAACTAGTCTTACTGGTGTTACTGCAGATACAGTAAAGGATGTATATGACAAGGTATATGATCTTGAGAATGTATTTCCAGTGAAAAGTTACGATGAGCTAACGACAATGCTTAATGAACATTACCATGGTTATGATGACAAGATCCCGGAACCAGTCACACCAGCCCCGGCATCTACTAAGGCTGAAGAAGACGATGATCTCAACTTCGATGATGTTGACACCTCGTCAAAATCTTCAGATACTGCAGTAGATGACGATAAAGTAAAAGAGCTACTTGATAGCTTGGATTAAAAATATATGGGGGAGGGTAACCTCCCCCTTTTATAAAATGCTAACACCAGAACAAGAAAAAGCAGAATTATTTGGATCTATAAATGCCTTAAATAAGGAGGCATTTCAAATGAATAAAAATATAGCTCCAAATGAAGGGATTAAGGATATTCCATTACAGAAAGAAATATACGGGCAACCGAGACCACAACAGCACCGACCGGAACCGCAGGTACAGCAACCTGTACAACACATACAACCTCAACAAGACTTG